TCGTGCTCGAACTCGTTTTCCACAGGTCTCCTGTCGTTGTCTGTCTTAATCCTATATCACCATACTCGCGGTGATAGTTTCACGTTTTGCCCACGGGAAGATTCCTGATATTATCTATTATAATGACGCACGACGAAAGGAAGATCATGCTACGCAACAGGATAGGGTTGTTGACCCTAGCTCTTTTACTTATCACCCCACAGGCAAACGCCTCGTGGATGCCGGACCTAAGTCCGACGGACACCGTCTCAAGAATGAAGGCCGAGGATCTGCTTCAGACTCGAGCTGACGGATACTTTGTCGTCACGGTTGACGCGATCACCTCTACTCCGCAGATGAGCGGCGTTGCCGACGCGCCTGGACCGAGGGAGAGGTACGCGGTGATCCTTGACGGCGTGGTTGATCGCATCGTCACCTGGGACGGATACTCCCCACACAGAATTATTGACTCCTACGGAGTTATCGTTAAGCTTCCGGCCTCGGCGGGTGTTAAGTACGTCGACGCAAACGGCGTTACCCGCCTTAGGCCGATCACGCAGGGATCCATCGTCTCTGTTGCGGTCGCGCCTAACGTCTACGTTACTCCTACCTACGACGTAGTTCAACTTGCGTCTGTCTCGTCGTATGAGGAGCCAACCTCACCTGCGGTGACAGAAACGTACTCTCCTGTTGTCACGTCACAGACGTTAAACTCAAACGACTCCGTCTCGATGACCATCGACGTTCCTGACGTTGGAAACCTTCCCTCCACGTCGCGCGTCTCCGTCTACACCGTGACCGACGGACGCTCGACCACCGCGCTTGGGCTTCTGCCAGGACAGCAGACGGTAATCATAAACGACCTGCCACAGGATCAAAACGTAACCGTTAAGACGGTTATACTTGACACGCTTACAAACACGGAGACCGTCATCTCAAACACGGTCATCTCAACTCCGGTTTCCAACACACCTGTCCCAACTCCCGCCCGCGACGCGGCTGTTGACCGAGCAACAATTCCTGCTCCTGTTGTCTCATCAAGTAACGTTGACGCGTCAGGTGCCCGCTCCGTTGCCATCTCCGTACCTGCGGTGACGAACTTTGACCCGACGACGACGTGGGCAACCGTCATGGTGGTTGACAAGCAGTCCGGGTCTACGACAGCGATCGGAACTGACGGAACCGCGCAGACGCTAAGCGTTGGCTCTTTAAGCGCGGAGCGTGACTACTCCGTGAAGGTTGTGGTTCGTGATCTTGCCACCGGGCAGGAGACAGTAATCTCCGGCCAGGACATAACTAAGTAACGTTAAAAAACTAAGGACCGTCCGTTAGGGCGGTCCTTTGTTTTATCTTAATCTTAGAAGGTGATACTTCCGTTCCCGGTAAACCTATAGATTTTATATCCACCAGTATTTGTAAAGGTAGGAGAACCAGTTGTTGCAGTAGCATTATCAAAAGTATTTGGATAACGAATAATTACTACGCCCGAACCACCATTTCCACCACCTGTGTTTAGACTAGTATTAGCAGGATATAAAACACCTCCTGCACCTCCACCGCCACCACCTAAGTTAGCAGTTGCTGCAGTAGGAGTAGATCTTGCACCAGTTGTTGCAGCAGTTCCAGATGCTCCTCCACCAGATCCACCAGATCCTGGAGTTGATTGATTAATAAATCCACCACCACCTCCACCTCCACCAGCGTAAGTTACAGCGCTCCCTGAGTAAGAGTTACTAGTACCTGATCCACCGTTTCCACCTCTAGAAGTGAAACCAATTTCTCCAACGTTGTCTCCTTGTGCGCCAGCACCACCTCCACCTGCGCCTTGTCTAAACTGGTTTTCTTCTCCACCACCAGCGCTTCCTCCAGTATTTCCTTGCACTGGAGATGCTGTTCTTGAACCGCCCCCACCAGCATAAGTACCGCCGCCGCCTGATCCACCAGTTCCTCCTACGCCTGCTCCAATGTGCCAAGAACCGCCGTAGCCGCCACCAGTAGACGTAATAGTAGAAAACACACTATTTGAACCTGAACTTGCAGATGTAAAAGTATCTACTGGTTGACCAGCACCACCAGCACCAACAGTTACAGTTAATGGCACACCTGATGAAACCGCAAAACTAGATGCAGTTCTAAATCCGCCTGCTCCTCCACCTCCTCCGCCTGCTTTATCTCCTCCACGAGAGCCTCCACCTCCACCTCCTCCTGCAACAACTAAATAATCAACAGTTGGAGTAGGTAAAGATGTGTAACTAGATGAGATTGTTCCTAAGATTGGCATTAGTAAGTTATACTTCCGTTCCCGTTAAATTGATATATGTGATAGCTGCCAGAGGTTGTATATGTAGGTGAACCTGTAGTTGCACTTGCAGCCTGCAGCGCTCTTAATATGACCACGCCTGAGCCGCCTGTGCCAGTGTTGCCTCCCCCTCCTCCGTATTGACCACTTCCGCCACCTCCGCCACCTGTATTTGCTGTTCCGTTTACACCATTTGTATTACCAGATTGTGCATGTCCTCCTCTTCCACCTCCACCTGATCCTCCTCCACCACCATTTGCACCTGGATACTCTTCTCCATAAGAATTAGCACCACCACCGCCACCGCCTGCATATGTAACAGATGAGCCAGTAATAGAAACGGCTACACCATTACCGCCACCTCCGCCTGTGCCAGCACCATTGTTTCTTACGCCACCTTCTCCTCCTGCGGAACCTGCTCCTCCTCCACCACCTGCAGCGCCACCAAACTGTGTATTTGTACTAGTAGGTCCTCCATCATATCCTTGATTTGCTGTACCAAGACCTTGGTTTTGTGTTCCATTAGCAACTCCACTTCCGCCTCCGCCTGAACCGCCATTGCGACCAGTAATATTTGTGAAGCCACTAAAAAAGTAATGACCTTCTCCACCACCCCCACCGCCTCCTGTGGATGTTACTGTACTAAATGCCGAGTTGCTTCCTGAAGATCCTCTACTAACACTTGCACCTGCCGAAGAGCCACCACTACCACCAGCACCGACAGTTATTGAGTAACTAGTTGCTGGAGTTAGTGTTAAAGCAGACTCTAGACTGCCACCACGACCAGTTGCAGTAACTGTTGACCTTAGTCCACCTGCTCCACCGCCACCACCATAACTCCAACCACCTCCTCCGCCACCAGCAACTACTAGATAGTCTACAGTGACAGATAAAAATGACTTGGTATTTTGTGATGCGCTTGTTCCAAGGATTGGCATTAAGTTTTACCTATCTACTACTTAATTATTACTCAGGCTGAACTTCAACCCAGTTTGTGGTGTCCTCGTCCCATCTGTAGATCTTGCCATCTGTTGGCATAGGAGTAGGTGCTTGCCATTGGCAAGTAGCCTCGTCTAGTATCCATGAGGCGTAAGGCTTTGGCGCGATGAACGCGTCCCTTGCAGCGTCATAGGTAAATCCGATGCCTGCGTAGTTCTTGCGAAAGGTGTTGTTGTATGAGGTTTGTTTCCAGTTGGAGTATCCACCTGACCAGTCGGTTAGAAACGCAACTCCTGAGGCCTCCTCATTGGCTGGGTCAAGTACGTCGTTGTTTACGACGTTAACCTCAAGGACAACGTTGTTTTCATCTAGCTTTGCAAAGTGTGCCATAGAAGAGTTACTCCAATTTTACGTGAACAGGTATATCTTATACCTTTATGAAGTAGTTGACTATGCCTGGCTGTAAAGTGATACAGCGTCAACGAGCTTAACGTCTCGTCGGGAGACGTATCCGCCCTCCTTGTCAAGCTTCAACTGTGCGGCCTTCTCGTCGTCGTCGGACAGAACCTGGATAAGCATTCTTACCTCGTACGTGTAGCACTTGGTGGTCTTCTCCTGCGCGGTCTTACTTTCCTGCTTTGCCATGTTCTCTCCTTAAGTATCCTGTACCTGTCGATGGTATCATATCTTTGTTCATCTCGCCGCTCCAGTTCTGAGATAAGGCATAGGAAGTTGTACTAAGAAGTCGTAAGCTTAGCCTCAACTAGGCACGTCAAGCGGCTAAAAACCTAATATGATGTGTCTACCCTTGACCCTAAAGGTGTACAACGTTGTTCGGTATGAAAAATTGTACATTAGAACGGAGAAAGTATCATGTCTGACAAAAATGTACATGCTCTTCTTTACGCCAGAGTTAGCACTCAGATGCAGGTTCAGGACGGCATGTCTCTTGCCGCCCAGGAGAGAACTTTAAGGCAGGCGGCGGAGCTTGCAGGGTATAAGTCCGTTGAGTTACTACGCGAGGAGGGCAGGTCAGGCAAGTCAATCAAGGGTCGTCCCGTCCTACGTGACGCCCTAGGACGCCTGTCGTCGGGAGAGGCTGATGCACTATTCGTGACCAGGATCGACCGCCTGGCGAGGTCCACGCAGGACTTCCTAACCATCGTAGACCAGGCACATAAGTACAACTGGCGTCTGGTGTTGCTTGACCTAAACCTCGACACGTCCTCGTATCAGGGGCGCTTCGTCGTGACGGTGATGAGCGCGTTAGCAGAGATGGAGCGTGGCATAATCGCCGAGCGACAGAAGGACATTCACAAGGACCGACGAGATCGTGGGCTGGTCTGGGGAAAGGACCTCGGACCAAAGCAAATAATCTCAGATGAGATACGTCAACGAATAAGAGATGAAAGATCAAGAGGCTTGTCACTTAGGGCAATCGCGCGCGGACTAGACGCCGAGGGAATCAAGAGTGCCTACGGTGGAAGGTGGACCGCCTCAACGATAAACTACGTGCTTAATGAAAACACGGAGGAAGAAAAGTAATATAGAATATATC